GATGATTGCGGTTGATAACGTTTTTAATTTTAATTGTGCCTTCGCCTTTGAGTGCTGTTACCTTGCTATCAACAGAGTTGCCGATGATTACGTCTTCACGTTGAGACTCAACGCCAGCTTCGAAACTTTCAATTTCAAATACTAACTCACCATCAAGCCACAATTTACCGTGAGAGCCGTTCCATCGACGGCGACCACGGAATTTAACGTCTTCAGCAGCACGAGCGAACGTTTGTAAATCAAATGTAAATTTGTCTTTATTCATGCTTGTATTCCTTTCTATTACATTGTGAATGTAATCTTCAAATCTTCCATAGCATCCACGAATTTAACTTTGCCGGATAAACCGATTTGAGAGCCAGTATTGTATTCGCGAATTTGCATATTAGTCATTTGAGATACATCCTCGCCTTTAATAATTGCGTAGTCTTTTTGGAATTGGAAGTCGATGTCTACTGTGTTACCTGCACGGCTATCAAGCACATTACCAGCCAATTGACCAAAGTATACTAAGATAGCACCAATGAATAGCATTTTATGGTCATAGTCATTGATGTATTTACCAACATAGTATTTTTTGAATGTATCGCGAATATCATCCGTAACCATATCCACGCCTTCCATATTTTGATTTTACGGAATTCTTCGCCTTTATCGGTTGTAAATGTTTGCAAAGAGTTGCAAGCACGAGCGATTTTAACACCTTCGCCATCTTCTTCGTCGAATAAGTGCAATTCGCCTTTATCAATGCGGTCATTCAAGTCTTCGTATACTTTAACAGACTCAACTTCAGTCAATTTAAAATATGTTGCGGAACGGTCCAATGCCAACCCTGCTAAAATACCAGCGATACGAGCCGTATATTCAATTGGAGTATATGTTTTGTATGTAGTTTTACCATCTGTATTTTGACCTGTAGCAACTTTAATTTCTTCGGTACAGAAATTAACAACACCTTCATGGTCTGCCGCTACACCACCAACAACTGCTTTAACTGTTTTACGGCTGTTATTGCGTTCTGCTTTAATATAGGACGCCAAGTCTTGTTGGTCTTGTACTGTACCAGTAGGAGCTGCGATGTAGTTATATCGAATGTGCTTCAACTGTTTTAATAATGTAGCTTGTGTATTTTTAGCAGCTTGAACGCTTGCTTTAGGTAATGTGTATACCAAGATACGCAAAGGAGTACCGTCAAGACATTTCTTGATAAGATCCGTACTTGCTTCATCAAATACACCTTCCGGAATTTCAGACACATCAGAGATTTTATATTTATTAGATGTATCCGTGCTTTCGCATTTCAAAATCAATACAACCACGCCACGTGCAGAACGTTTAATAGCTGTAATGCCTTTGGTTTTAAAGTCGATTAAGACCTGTGGTAAGCCAAATTTTTCGGTTTCGTTAGCCATTAGTTACCTCCTCGGTTAAATTAATACCATTAAGGCTAAAAGTAAGAGTTTGAGCGACTTCATTTCGAATGAAACCTACTTCTTCATCTGTGAATGCGTCCTCAAATTCTAGGTTAAAGATAAAGTGCAATACTTCATCTATGAATGTATGTTCAAAGTCGTTAATAGTAATGTATCTATCATCGACTTTAAGCACTGGTCTAAATAAGCACTCTAAACTATCAGACATTTCGTATAGTTCAGAGCGTTTAATTCGTCCGTATTTATCCTCAATAGGTCTAAATGTTATATCAACCTGTACAGTCCTATCGAAATATGTATAATCACCAATACCGGACCGGACGAACATTTCGATATAAAAATAAGGTGCATTCGACTTTTCTATGTTATCGAAATACACCTTATAATTAGGATATTTACTTTTTAACAGCTCGACCAGAGCTTTCTGTATCGCCCTTAATTTAATCATTGGTTAAGTTCCTTAATATAATTCTCGCATTCCTAGCGAATTGACTACGCATGCCAACTATTGAGCGATGTAACATTTTACGGCCTTTAACATAACCGCCATTGCGTGTACGATGTCCGTATTCTACATGGTTTGCGTACTCTGTATTGTTGTAGATTTCAACTTTACCATTCATAACCCCTGTACGTTTCCATGAATTTCGTAGTAGGCCAGTATCAACAGGAGTTTTCATCTTAACATCGTTAATCATGAGTTCAGCACTTTGAGCGAGTACTGTGTCAACGTGTTCAGAATACTCACCTAGCGAGTCGGAGAACTTTTGAATGAGTTCATCAAACCCTGTTAACTTAACCCCCATTATGCTTCACCATCTTTCAATAACTTGATTTCTTGATGTGTCATATATTTGAACGGCGTATCAGCACGCATGACAAACGTTTGCCCCTCGTGTGAAATAGAGATTATGTCATTAGGCTTAACATCGTATTCAGGCGATAAGCACAAACGCAATCTATCACTTAATGTAAATGTGCTGTCTGTTTCAGTTCCATTAGTACTAGCAGATTGACCTATTTGACCTAATCTACATGGTACATCACTGTATACTGCTGTTAATTCGTACACATCAGCACCTATATCGTCAGTAGTCGCCATTTGCCGTGAGATTGTACATGTATCTTTGTACATAATATCCGCAAGTAGCTTGCCGTATGCATTAGCCATTCGACCACACCACTTTTCTATATAGGTTCAGTTTAGTACGAATGCTTTCAAAGTCCTTTTCGCTAATACAACCAATAGGAGATACGTCCTCAACAGCCCATGTGAACTCAACATCGTTTTCTTTTAACGATTTAAGAGGGCCGTGAGTATCACTGAACTTATCCTTGATATACTTAACAGCTAATTCAGAAGCAGTATAAATCAACGTTCTAGGAAAGTCCGCTCTGTGGCAGTAGTCCATACAATCAAGGATAAACTTTTCTGCGAATACATCTAAATATGTATCATAATTTGCATTATTTAAACTATCAACAACTGATACAAGGCGATGAGTGGCGTCAATAATGCCTTTCTTCGCATCGTCAAAATCTAAATATTTAACATTTCCCAAAGTTACACCTCTTAATATCTAACATGTTCCCAAAGTTCTTTATCAAATTGTTCGAGCGGTTCATTGTTTGCAATAGCAGCAGCGAGCATCTTCGTACTATCATCTAGTTCTTCAACTGTAATTTCATTTGGATGGATAACGATTACACGATCCAAAGAATTTTCACCAAACATAGATATATATGCTTCGCACATACCATTAAATCTAGTTAAAGCATCGTTAAACGCTTTATTATCTTTTGCTGTCATAACAAACACGCTCCCTATACCGTTAATATCATGCCAATAATAAAATGCAAAAACTCTTCATCATCCTTGATAGTAGCATATACTGGTTTATGATTTTTATAATCCCAATACTTATATTGCCCATTTTCAGTAGGTTCAAATACACTTTCTAAACCCACGCTTAAAACTTCAGTTGAACCGCCCTTATAGGTTTTTCCAATATAGGGAGTTATAAAATTATCTTTCTTAGCTACTTCGCGACCGTAGCACCGCATATTTAGAATGTTATTTAACTTCTCTTCAACCTCACCTTTAGTCCTCATATCTATAAATTCATTAGATAAACGGCTTGCATATTTACTAAAATACTCTACCATGTGACCTATTTCGTGAAAAGGAGTAGTCTTTCTAACACCATTCATGTTAATTGTAATAAAATTTTCAGGATTAGGAATATTAGCGTATCGAGAAGGACGGCCAGTCATAGCCGCTTCTCCTACAAAATAGCCACGCTTAACCTTTCTTGTACTAATTCCTTTTCCGTTTTCTTCTAGCATATGTCCCCAATCACTCGGATATACATTAAAAGCACCTTGCAATAAAGTTTGGTTTTTCTTAACGCTACCAGGAGCCCATGAGCTATCAGGAATTTTATAACCAACATCACGATATTGAGAGATAACCTTTACTAATTCGTCTTTATTACCTATCAAATTAATAATATCGTGCTTTTCAACAGCAGCTTTTCCTACATTAATTATATCTTGTGGAGTCGCTTTTGATAAATCAAGTTTAGTAATCATATCGGTAAGAGTTTCGGTTTTAGGTTTAACAACTTTAGAAGCAATCTGTCTTATGCTTTTTTGTTCGCTACGCCACTCAGAGAACGTTTTAGACTTATCAACATATATCGCTTTCCAGTTGTCATAATCCATATTGCGAGGAACTTTCTCGTATCGTGTAGGCTCGTTCTTATTAGCTTTTGCCATTTTAACAGTACGAGAACCGCTAGTCGCTTTTTTATCTATTGTACCTGCAATTGTGGATCTACATCGTGGATGTAGTGGTGGAACATTTGTTCCAACTTCAGCATCGGCAACAGGATATATATTGTTATCGTGCTCACGGCAAGTTGAAGATGTTCGCTTATCTATGGTCGCTATGAATTGAAAGTACTCCATATTAGCAGATTTCAAAGAGTCTAATGTAGCTTGATTATGAACATAATTGAGTTCAGTCCTAACCAGTCTAACAGCGTTATTCTTTGATACGTTCATACGTTCTTGAACTTCTTTAGCTAGCTTTTCGACTGATGTTCCTCGATGTACATTACTAACTACAACCTCTTGAATTGTCCTTGATAGCTTATCGGAGTTATCCCAAATACGAGTACTATAATTCTTGCCACTCCACGGAGCACGCAATACGCTTTCTACATGTTTTTTATCAACAGCAACGCCTAAAGGGCCTTGCCCTCGTTTAGCCAGTTCATATGCAGAATGTAACCGATTATCTTTGTAGGCAGATTTTAAAAAGCCTGTAATCGATGCATCTGTTTTTTGTCCTAGCTTATCAATCTCAATGAGGGTATCTCCATACAACTTATCGAGCCTTGATATACGAGAACGCATGGAAAGAGTATTTAATTCCAGTAACGTTTTAGGGTTACCAGTTTCCTTATACTCTTTCATGTACTCTTCAACGTCTTTTTTCCAAGTTCTAAACTCAGGGCCATTGATTAACTTTTTAGCTTCGGCGATAGATATACTATTATCATTAGCGAACTTTCCATAAAGCTGTTCAATGTTAGCTTGAATGCGTTGAGCTGACCGTTCATATTGAGCAGCAAGCTCTTTTTCAACGGTTTCCTGGCTCTTCTTATTCCATTCTTCCTCGCGTTCAGTGCTTCTCCTAGCCCAATATGAATCAGCGCCCATAATTACACCCCTTAACCTAATTTATGAGTAAATTTAACAATGCGAATTTGTTTTGGTTCGTATACACGTTTCCAATTGCCTGCATCTTTCAATTCTGCACGAGATACAGACTCAGCATGTGCACGAGTTGTATTTTGCCATGCTACCCCACGTGGATGCATAATAAATGCTTTACGCATAATCAAGTAGTCAACACCGGAACCTTTCTTTTCATCGCGGTCTACGGCGGCTTGTTTTAAACCTACTGGATTACCAACACCAAACGCAATAGCACCTTCACCAAATAAGTAAGTAGTGTACTTATCTGTATCAACAGGGCAACCATCATCAACGATAACACGACGGCCCATGTAATAATCAAATTGACGGATCGTTTGAATTAAGTTCAATTTATCAAGATAAGATTTAGTTGCGGAGTGCATAACAACTGCTGTCAAGGAGTTGCGAGCGTCGCCCATAAGTTGCATTGCGTCGATGAACGCTTCACCGGAGAAATTCGCAGCTTTACCTGTTTTACCGGAAATATCTAAAATATGGTCAGTCATGCTAGTAGATGCAAATACACCGTCAAGGATATTCAACAATTCCTTTTGATGGTCGCGAGCCCAAAAGCCTGCAGCTAAATCACCAATAGCTTTCATAGGGTCAGTACCAGCTAATTGAGCGGCCAAGTCTGTGGAGCTCCACATTTTAGCACGTCGAATTGTAGTGGATGTATCTTTATTGGATGTGATTTTTGCTGCTGTAAGGTCTTGACCTTCGATTACATCTTCAGAGTCGCCAGTTAAATCGTTAAAGAATGGCATGTTATGAACTTGTGCTGGTTCACTTGCTAATTTGTCAAATTCAGAGTCACGAGTGATAATGCCAGATTGAAAAATAGCGGATAATTCAGCCGTACGATTTACAACATAATTGGCAAAGAACGGCGTAGGGTTAATAATGTCTTGTAAAGTTGTTCCCATTAGTTACCTCCTAGGGTTAAAAATTGATTTCAACACCTGCTTCACTTGCTAATTGTTTAGCTTTGACAGGGTCTTTAGAGAATAATTCTGCTTGTTGCGTTAGATTGTAATGTTCTTTAGAGAATGGGTTATTTGTAGGCGTAGCGCTTCCCTTGTTAGGGTCATATTTGAATTTAGGGTCGCCTTCGGGTTTGAATAAGAATGATTTATTGGCTTTTAGTTCCTTTAATTGTTCGTTCAAACCAGTTACTTTGCCATCTTCACCAAGAATGAGTTTAGACTTATCAATCAAGTTAGCTACGAGTTCAGCGTCCTGAGCTGTATCACCGATTGCTAATTGAACAGCAGTAGATATTTTTAAATTCTTCAAATCTTGCTCCGCTTTTAAAGCATTAGCTTTATTTTCGGCTTGCAGTTTAGTGATTTTATCTTTAAGAGTTGTAATATCGCCCTCGCTGTCCTTTAATGTCTTTAACTGTTTATCACGATCTGCAACAGCTGTTTCAAGGTTTTTCTTTTCCGCGTTCACCTCGTTAAAACGCGATTTAGGTACATATTCACCATCCAAGAATGCTTTGAATTGTTGCGTTGCGTCTTCGATTTTATCTTCCGCAATGCCTAATTTTTGCAATAATTCTTTTAGTGTCATGTAATGTCTCCTATCCGGTTTTTACCGTGGTTTACCTGCCACGAGTTACTAGAGATTAAATTTATATATATGACTATTGGTCCTCATGTTCATCATCGTCATGGTCGTTCATAGAGCCATCGTCATGATGTTCATGTTGCCAATCATCATAAATACCATTGTTAGATTCCGCCTCTTCAGCTTCGATTTGTTTAAGTTCCTCGTTTACATCTTCAACGAATGGGTGATGAGCAAGAATACTGCGTTTAGAAACAACTCCCATTGATTGAGAGCACATATTAACTAAATCACTATCATTCTTAACCGATGTACGAGTCCATGTTTGATTAATTGTTACCTTATCATTACCATGGAATTTGCAAATAGCACGGATAAGTTGATTAAATCCTAGCTGAAATTCTGTTTCCATCATGCCAGCTTTTAATTCAAGCAACGTATACAAGAACTTCATAGCCTCGCCACTCGTTCCATCTAAGCCTTGTTGCTGTGGATCCACACCTTGCCCCATGTCAAAGATAGCTTTTCGAGTAATATCGAGGAGTTCCTTGCGTGCTTCGATTGGAATATCAATCGTTAAGGTAGAAATACCGCTTTTATCATCAGGACCAGTAGAGTCCATTTGAATTGCCTTGTATTTCTTCATTCCGTTCAAGAACTCGGCTAAATCTTCACCGCCATAATTGGTAAGTACGAAGATAACCTCTTGCACATCCTCTAAATCGTTTAAGAAACCGCTGTATGTTTTGTCATACACATCAATAAGTTTCTTAATGCGGTTTAAATCGGGCGTATATGTTGCATTGTTGGCAAACGGAATAAAAGGAACTGCGCCCATATCATGTGGCATAGTGTCAACTTCAACCATATTGCCAGTAGGGTCAATCATCGCAAACGCTAAATAAGGTTGGAGTTGGTCTACTACATCACCGCTTCGAATAGAAAAGGCTTGTACTTCCTTATCATTCCAAAATTCATAAACCGTGATGTTTTCGCCTGCTTCGTTTGTGTCTTCATACACCCTAAACACGCCCTCTAATTTAGTATTGATATGATTATTCCATACAGGCACGATTTGAGTTGCCGGAATAGTGGCCCATTGAAAGTTCTTATCTTCATCTATCCAATAATGAACCCATGCGATACCGCCATTTGTTGCTTTAACGCATAAATCTTTACATTTCTTTTCGTAAGCATCGCCTAAATCTTCAAGAATAGCATCGTTTAACGCGTCATTCTTAACGTCAAAGATAGGTGGTGCTGTAAACATGTATGCGGTTTTTTGATCCACTAACAAAGGGTAAAAAGAATAGGCGATACGATTATCTGCTTGATGCATAGGATTAAATGTGTCGCCTTTTCGTTGTGCCTCTTCCTGGCTTTTTGGTTTTTCTTTTAAATAGTTGATATCGTTATCTACCATGTAATAGCGTTCAGATACCATCATTTGTGAAATAACATCACCATGTCGAGGCATATGCTTTTTAATTAGCTTTTTAATTAATTCAATGTCCAATCTTTCACCTTCCTTATTTCAATATGCGAACACCTTTACGGCCGTCGAATTCTTCCATAGCGTAACGCATGGCGTCCATTAAATGGTTGAAATCGTCAATCGGTTTATTTATAGCGTTGTCAAACTTATCTTTATCCCATGTGTAATTACTAATCTCTGTAATGAAATTAACACACCTAGGATGAATAATAATTTTGTAGTCCTGGATAATCGAAATTCCGGCACGAATTGAGTCAGGTCCTTTTTTTGCTGCCCTAATTCTAGTGAGGCCAGCCTTGCGTAAATACGCAATCGATTTAGGTTCCGCGCTATCTGCTTTAATTCGTTCTTTGGAATATCCCATTTCGGATACTTTTGACAAAATATCTTCATTGCTCATACCTTTTTCATACATTTCGTCAAATACATATATCTCCCTTGCGACTGTATCAACTAGGCCACAAAACAACGTGCTAGGGTCATTTACATACCCAAAGTCCATACCAAAAGCGGAGCGTACACTAGGCCTTATTGATATTTCATGTACATCAAATACACGCTCTTCCCAATTTTCATATACAAGGCCTTCAACGATACCCCACTCACCAAGGCCAGCGGTTCTATACCGACGAGGGTTCTTCTTCATTTCCTCAAATAGCACTAAATCGGCTTCGCTTAAGAACTCATTGCACATGTAATTCGTAGTCATTGCCAGTACATTTTTACTAGGCTCGTCAAAGAACCTTTTCTTCAGCCAGTGTCTATCAGACCAGGGGTTAAAGGTTAATACTACTTGATGATACATTCCCTTTGGTAGTTGGCCACGAATACTTTCATCTAGTCGGTCAAACGCATCCTCGCTGGTTATTTCGTACGCTTCCTCTATCCACAACCTACATAACGAACCAACTTCAACCGTAATTGATGTAACCTTTAAAGGATCATCAAGACCACGGAATAATATTTTTTGTCCAGTTGGCTTATAAGTAATTTCTAAAGGTGATGTACTACACTTAAAAAAGTTATCCACCTTTAGTCGGTGGATAGCCCATTTGAGTTGTGCATAACAGCTATCACGCAATGTGCGTTCAACTTTTCTAACCACTAACCAATTAATATTAGGGTTTTCAATGATTTCAGTAATAACCTTGAGTGATTGAGTTGAAGATTTCTTGCTTGCACGGCTACCTTTAACAGCTTTATACCGCCCTTTAAATCGCCAAAACTCACCATAATGCTTTCCTACAATGCTAGGAAGATGAACGATAACTTGATTATCTTTAGTCTTCAATTTCATCACCGCCTACAATAATAGGAACGAGCGTTTTGTTATCTTCGTTTTGTTGCTTAATAACAGCAACTTCATTTTTAAGTTTAGCGATACGAGCCTTTTGCTCTTCGGTAGCTAATTCACTTCGGCATAACTCGTCATACTGCTTAATTAATCGAGCTAGAGTATCCATCGCCTTTGATTGTGCTTTAAGGAACTTCTCCATACGAATATCCGCTGTGATTGTGTCAACGTGCTTTTCAATTCGTTTAGTGTTCCCAAACTGATCACTTTCCTCAACTGTTTGAGTAACGCTTTCAATTTGTTTATCTGCATTTTCACTTTCGATGAACATTATTTTTTGTGCTCGTATGATAGCAGCATACTTAATACAAATATTCCCCCATAGTATTTCTATAGGGGTTATTGTTTCAATGTCTTCAATTACACCAATCATATCGAGTGGCAAGTACTTCGCAAATAAACCATGCTTAACTGAGTTTCGGTTTCCTATTGGTGCTCCGCCACTATTACCTAGTGCGTTTTTATTACCAATAGGGGCCCCTACTTTCTTCTTTGGTGCAGGCTTCTTTTTAGGACGTTTCCAACCATGACGCTTGCGCCAAGATTTAACTGTTTCGATTGATACACCGTACTTTTCGGCTATATCTTTATAAGGAATGAATTTCTTATAGTCTTTCTCGGCTGCCTCATAGTTCTTCACATACTCACCACCTACCCCTCTACCGATACTTATTTAAGTACTTCATTTGATTTGTGTTTGAGTTTTCCATGTTCTCGTATGCACATTCCTCCAACATGCTTTTTAGCGTGTGTGTGAGTTATATATGACTGGCATAAGCCGTCATATTCAATAGAATTAGCTGTGCATAAACCTTTTCTATTGTTTAAGCATTTACGCTTAATACAATTAACAACTGTCATTTCAAACTATCAATAAATTCACGTGTTAAGTCATAATCACTTGTGAATCTACCTTTTTTTGTGGTTGTTACTGTATTAGATCCACGCGATTTAATACCGCGAGCCGTAACGCAACTATGCTTCGCTGTGATATGAACAATTACATCCTCGCTACCAGTAGCAATAGAAATAACTTCGGCGATGTCTTCACCGATTTTTTCTTGTAATTGTAATCGTTTACAACACATTTCAGCAATACGAGGAATTTTAGATAACCCAATCACCTTGCCATTAGGAATATATCCTACGCTAATATTCATATCGTACATTAACGCTAGGTGATGTTCACACATGGAAAACGTTTCGATGTCTTTTACTACAACCATTTGAGATGTATTAACTTCAAAAGACTTGCCAAACATTTCGGCAATTTCTTGATTTGTATATTTCATACCTTCAAGTAATTCTAGATACATTTTTGCAGCACGTTTAGGTGTTTCAACGATGCCTTCACGTGTTAAATCTTCACCAAACCCTTTTAAAAGGAGTTTGATGCCTTGCTCAATCATAACTTGATTCATCGTACAATTACACTCCTTTCATGTCAGGCGGCCAAATAAACTTATGAATTTGTAATTGTAACCTAACGCCTTGTAGGTTATACGTTTTCATATAATCAACAATGTCTTTAGGTTTAATCTTGCCAAATACTGGTGATACATAAACTTGTGCTTTAAACTCATTTTCTTCAATCAGTTGACGCATGCGATTAAGATCATCAAGACTACCGACTACAAATTTAATGACGTCGCAGTCCTCTAAATCTTGTAATGCTTCGCCGTTGTTCATAAATTCCTCTTGCTTAGAAGATGGGCATTTATAGTCAACTGTGAAAATAACGTTTGTATAATCACCATATAAAGGTACAGGATTAATACTGCCGTTAGTTTCAATGTTAACGAAATACCTATTCATAGCATTAAGCAGTTCCGTTAAATCTTGCAATAGTGGTTCACCACCTGTGATAGTTACATTGTAATTACCATATCCATCGACTACTTGCATAATATCTTCAACAGACATTTCTTTACCGCCAGTAAAGCTGTATTCGGTATCGCAGTAAGAGCAACGCAAGTTACATTCAGCTAGTCGAATAAAAGTACATAGTTCACCAGCTCGTGTGCCTTCGCCCTCAATGCTACTAAATATTTCAATCACGTTCATATGTTGCAATATTCCCTTCTGTTTCTTGTACTTCTACCTTGTAGCAGCACTTGCCTAACTGGTCGCATATCCATTTAGCCATGTTTTCTGCAGTAGGGTTAATATCACCTACTACATCATTAATATGAGCATGGTCTAATTTGTCATGAATAGCACGTTTAATATGAGTAAAGTCCATAATCATACCATTGTGATTTAATTTTTCACCTTTCATAAATACTGTTACTATCCAATTATGGCCATGCAGATTTTGACATTTACTTTCATAGTCTAAATTTAGTCTATGACTACCTGCAATCTCCATTCTTTTTGATACATAATACATACATTTCCTCCTAATCTTGACTACCAGCAACACTCTGATAATCTAATTTGTTTAATAATGCCGATATAGCACAATCGGCTGTCCTAGGTAACGATTTTTCTTTTACCCCAAACAGCCGAGCTTGTTCCATATATTGTTGTCTAATTTCTTTATTGTGATAGTTAATATGCATATTACCTTTTGATGTTCGGCTAATGCCAAACTGTAAAGGTGCTAGCCACGATGTACTATCTGCCGAGGTACAGAACTTATTTTGTTTTAGCATTTTAAGATCCGTACAGCCTAATAAGTGAATATCAATTTCAGGCTTTTTATTCTTAATGTACCATGCTAGTCTATGCGTATCTTCTCTAAATGTTTTAGGGTTAGTGATACGCAACTCAGGAACACTAATTGCGATATACTCAGCAAATTCAATTAAGCGGTCTAACCCTTTACGGCCATCCTCTTTATGAAATACGTTGATTTGTCTATTCTTTAACTTATCACGCATCCTATATCGCAACTTCCAAGCATCTTCTGGCGATAACACCTTTTGACAATCGACTTCAACGCATGTCTGCTGTAAATCATTGCTATTGGTAAACTTAATCAATTTATCTTGCCAGTCAACTAAATCACCATATGTAAGTTGTTTATCTTTTGCAGCACCAAACATTAAGGTAAATAGCCCGCTATCTTGAATTACATGTTTAAATTGCAAATCTTTTCTCATCATTGGAGCATCAGATTTTAATGTAAAGTCGTCGGTTATTTTTTTGTTGACAATAAACGGATAGCAAGTGTACAAGCGATAATTCACGTCTGCTAGCTTCAACCCAACAATGCTATTAAAGACATTATCTGAACCAGCAAAATGGATTTTGATGTTGTTTCCGAACAAGAACGGCACCTCCGTTTGTATCTTCAATTACTTTGCAATAAGTTGCCGTTGGATATTCCGCCATAAGCCATTCAGCAATATGTTCACATGACATACCTTCAAATTGTGCATATCCTAAGCTATCGCCGAATTCTTTTAAAATACGGTCTTTAATAATTCGTTGTTCATCGATGAACTCAATTTCACGATTAAGATCCATAACCGGAATATGTAATTCAATATTGAACATATGACGATGATTATTTCTTAAATACCCATATTTAACAGGTGCATTTTTCCAGTAATGAAAGCCTTCCACCGTTACATTACACACAATAAAATTATCCATATTACACCTCATACACAAATAAATTAGCGTCTAAATAATCGATAAGTTGTTGATAGTTTTCATCATCACATACAACCTTGACAACTTTTCCGTTATCTTCTTGTGCTGGTTTATCGTCTTTATCTTGCTGTGCTTCTTCCTCATCAAAGAAATCTGTTCTTAACTCATCTGCATTTAAGAAACCAAAATCTTCCATGTTGAGAAAATTAATATCTTTTAATTCATCAACTAAAGCACTCAAGTCCCATGTAGCAATCTCGCCAACTTTATTGTCAGCCAACCTAAACGCTTTAATCTGTTCATCGGTAAGATCATTAGCCACAACACACGGAACGTCTTTAAGCCCTAATTGTTTAGCAGCTAATAACCGAGTATGTCCACAAATAACAACGTTATCGCTATCAATAACAAGAGGAACCTTGAACCCAAACTCTTTGATAGAGTTCGCTACATATTGAATAGCTTCTGTATTGTTACGAGGATTATTTTCATATGGAACGAGTTTATCTACTGCAATATTTACAATCTCCATATCCTAACTCCTTTCTTTATTTTTACATACAAAAAGAGCACCCCATGAGTAAAGGTGCTCCTTTTGCGTAGATGTTTTCTGTTTATAAGAGAGTGAAAGTCCACATTTTGGCAATTCGCCTTTTGTTGACATCTATATGATACCACTGTCAATAGGGTGCACTCAATAGCATTTTAGGTGCACCTGGTGCAAATTTTGTTCACATAGCGTTAATATAGGTGCAATTAGGTGTACCCCACTATGTACTAATGCAGTGATTATCTATATTCTTATGGTAAACATCAGGCCACAAAAATTATTTCAAGTTTTTTTCGTAGAACGCTTCTTCCGCTCTACGGAGTAGTCTTTTGATGTAATTGATTGAGTTGTTCGGCATGCCTAAACTTTTGTAAATTAGCGATATAGCGTAAATATCACGTCTATTAATGTATCGTTCAGTAAGTACAGCTCTATATTTAGGGTCGCTAATATTGAAGATGCACCTCATCACATCGAGTTCGCACTCAACCGCCTTTTCTTTTAAATCGAAAATACTTGATTTAAGTTCGGTAAGTTGATGAAACTGTTCCATAATACCTACTTCACCGCCACCACCTACGCTATCCCCTAGAGAGCTTTTAGGTAAACCAGCTGGGCCCATTCGCTTTTGCAAGAGTTCTAGTTGTGCATGTAACGCTTGTTCTTCTAGGTAATAGTCATTGATTCGCATAATATACTCCCTAGCTTTTCTGCGTTGTATTTCTTTAGTAATCTTCTCCATACTAACCCCTTTAACGAGAACACAATAATCCTTATTTGTTAGTACTGCCAAACCCACCTGTACGCTTTGCAGTAGCTGTATCTTTATTAACAACCCTATACGGCATAATAATAAGCTGTGCTAGGCGTTCGCTAGATTTGTAATAGAACGGTTCATCACCTAAATTTCTAATTGGTATCATGATATGACCTTCGTTATCGTCATTGTTGTAGTAGTCAGCATCGATAATACCTGTACCATTCGCAAGCATGACATCGTTATTAATACCCACGCTAGATCTTAAATGTAGTTGAATATGTTCATCGTAGTTCAATCTACATTTAATACCAGTAGGGATAAGTTTTGTTTGATGTGGCAATACCACACCTGTTTCATAAGGCTTCACATCGTATCCTGCTGCATACTCTGTTTTTCTTTGCGGTAAATCAGCATCTTCATATCCTGTTACTCTCTCAAATTGGTTTTCGTTCATATTAATATCCCCTTTTCTTTAAATACGTCCATACCGTACTGGTTGCTCTGTTAACACGCAATGCAATATCACTTAATTTAAAGCCTTGTTTTTTTAAGGCTACGGCTTCATTAACCCATGCTTCAGGTTCTTTTCTAGCCAGTCGCATTTTTTGTCCACAAGAAGCACTGCATGTTTTTTTAATATTTCTTAGTCTATACGCTACTTTATAAGGTGTTCCACATATCGGACATACCTTTTCAACAACGTGATTAGACATTCTATCTGTTACATCAAATTGATGTGTTTTTACTGGTTTAACTTTCTTTATTTGTTTAGTTGCTTTTACCTGGTCTAATGGATTTGCTTTCCATATTGGCAAATGTTCTAAGAACTGCGGAATATTATTCACGATATCTCCTTTCATCTGAACACTTAGCAATAATGCATAAGCAAGTTGTAATAATGCCTATACAAGCTCCGATAATTAACCCTAGCAAGAAAAAGACAAATGTCATTTATTTCTCCTCCCCCATATATCGTGTAATATGTGATGCTCTTTTGCTTTTATAATCTCGATTTCTGTTCGAGGGTTATATTTATCAACGCCAACGATTTTAGAACCGTCATAATTAACGATCCACATATCATCATCGATGATTTTTGCAGCGGTTAATATATCACTTGTAGCTTGTAACAGGCCGACCAAATCAGGCCAAGAACGTTCATTAGGCATGTAATAGCGGCACCTAACTATAACCGGACCAGATACATATGCGCGTTTTCTGAAGAATTGAAGCTGTTTTAAGCTGTCTTTTTCATAATCACAAAATGCTTTTGATGGTAAGACTCGAGGATATTTTCCGTGATACACAATACGCGAACTATTTTTTTTAGTTGTTGGTCGACCATAAATTACAAGACTACTCATTTGAAATTATCACCTCACATATATTTACGATTTAATTTTCTAATTTAAGCTACGAATAAGACTCATTTTGATATGTGTAATTCTTTTCGTGAGTGTTTTATCGTTACACATATTAAATCACCATACAGAGCGAATAATTAAATTTCTCTATTACTTAAAGGCTTTCGATTTGACTCACCTTTAAATCGTAATAAGAACGACGTTTCTTTTAGTCTGTCATATACTCGACCGTCATAACTCGATTTAATTTGAGCCACTGTTAAATTGGTCGTAATAATGGTTGATTTTCTATCCCCCACCCTGTCCGATATGATGGATTCAACCTTATTTGCTACCCAAGCGTTACTATATTCGGCCCCAAAATCATCGAGTACTAATAGCGGTATATTGCGAATGCGATTTTCAAATTTTATATAGTGTTCCGCAGGTCCTTTAATCAATGTTTGTAAGGTGTCGAGCAAACTAATCATTGAAATAATGTAACCATTGTAACCTTGTTCAATCGCCCTTCGTAATATACTGACAGCTATCGAAGTCTTTCCAGTTCCTACAGGGCCTAATAAAATCAATCCTCTACCATTAGGGATATGCTCTCGTATATGAGCTCCATATTTGTAAGCCTGGTTATATACTTCCCTATCTTCAACTGGAGCGCCTAAAGCCTTTAACCTATCAAAAGTCATGTCATTATATCGACCTTTAATGCCGTATTGTTCTAAATTTGATGATGTACTTTTAATGACTACCGGTTCAGAATAAACAGGGTAATACACTTCAAATCCATTTGCCTGTTTCTTTGGACCAGTCAACTTCCGTTCCGTCAGTTTTTGTTTTAACCTTTCGAGTTCCGCTACTACGTTTATTTGATCCATTTGCAGCCTCCTCTCTTATCTTGTTGTTCAATATCGCTGTAATGTATGCAATGCTAGCTTTTCCCACTTCACTAGCTTTACTAATGGCTGTGATAACTTCATCTTCACCAAAGTCATTAACCAGGTATTCTAGTTTCTCTTTTGTGATAGACGAAATTTCACCAACGTCATTCATATAAATTTTGAACACGTTTTTATACGGATCATGTTTGTTAGAATTTTCATCAAACATGGTTAACACATTTTCAGAATTTTCGTTTTCGCGCGCGTCCCCATATGAATATGAATATGAATTATTTCCTTTCCTTTCCTTTCCTTTAGCTTCGTTTGCTTCGTTTGCTTCGTTTGCTTCAAGCATTTGCTTCGTTTTGCTTCGAGCTTTACCACTTTTAAGACCACCTAAACGCCCAGCCTCACTGCGTTTCTTAGATATTTCTTCCTGCTTTTTTTTGCGAAGCAAATTTCGTCTAAGTAGTGATGGTGACCAAAAAAATTCACCATCGGTTTCAAGCAGTTCACACTCATTAATAAGCAAAATTACAAATGCTTCAGCTTGCTTCGCGGTGCTTAATTTTGCTTCGTTGCTTGAAGCAATTGCTTCATTTTGCTTCATTCCGAATGCTATTCCAAGTCCGGTAAAAGTAATTTTATCCATAGGAAGTTTATATTCTTCTTGTGCTGCTAATTGCTCAATTAAGATCCACCACCAGGCATACGATATAACACCGCACAATTCTTTCATAACAATGATTTTAGGGTCATTACTGGCATTAACATCGTGGCTAAAATAATATGTATCCTTTGCCATTGTTACCCCCTAATAGAACAATTCATCATGCTTTAACCCGAGTACTTTGCACCAGGTAAATCGCTTTTTATCAAATGCGATTGGCTTCCCTGAAAGGTACATAACCAAAGGCTTTGGAGTTGTTTGCGATTGATTAGAAAACTCCATAAGCGTTAAATGCTTATCCTCTAACGCTTTAATAAATACATCGAATTTAACTCGCACAATATCACCCCTTTTCTTGATGTACAATTACCAATTTCCCTGTGGCTGCTTGTACAGCTTTTTTAAATTCTGCTTCATTGGAGTTTTCGTTTGATAAGTGAATAAGATGTATGTCTTTACACTTCGATAAGTCCATTGATTGTAGAAATTTAATCACGTTTTCGAGTGCAAAATGTGATTTAACTAACCTTTCCATACGTTGCTTTGATAGTTCATCGTCATACACTCTATTCTTTAATATTTCGTAAGAATGATTACACTCTACCAGGATATGATCCACATCTTTAAATGTGTAACGGCAGTAATAGGTATCAGTAATGTATAGCAGTTTCTCCTCACCGTCGGTTATTAAAAAGCCAACGTTTGGTACATCGTGCTCTAATTCAAAGGGTAAAACTGTAAATATACCAACTTTAACAGCTGTTTTAGGTTTAATCTCTAACCATGTTCGAGCGTCTAATGCATGAACAGCTTGTGCCGTATCTTTTGTCATATACACTTTGTGGCCTAATTTTAACCAATCACTAACCGACCTTGAGTGGTCGCCGTGTTGGTGAGTTATTAGAATGCCATTTAAATGCATGAAATTATACCTACAAGCTCTTTGAATGTCTTTAAAGGATAAACCTATATCAACCAATATTTCATCGCCGTTTACGCTTGATTTTAGTCGGTAGCAGTTCCCTAAGGAGCTACTACCGAAACATTCAATACTAATCATTCACCAAACATCTCATTTGCGTTTAATACTTCACCTGTTTCTTTATCAATAAATTCTGATGTACCAGGTTCAATATCTATAACTTCTGCATTTGCGTTGTGTTCAATAGTTGTAATTGCATCATCTAATACATCGCTGACGTTACCTTCAACATCGATTGCTTCATCGGCTGTTGGCAACCCCATAGAGATTTCCGGCGCCGTTGTACGGATCAACCAAGCTGCTGCCCTGTAACGTAACATTTGGTCTGGCATTGTTTTCCATTTACTACCTTTCTTGTCATACCATCCTTCTGCTTTAGCGATTGCGATTGTTACTTCAGGACCTGCGATAATTTCATCGCTACCCTTTTCTCTGGTGTAGGCGATGATGCCTTGGCTATCGGTTCCTTTCTTCCCAGTTTCCTTGTACTTGATAGCCTCAAAGCGTCCGCATTGATTGAACGTGGCAATCAAGAATTTAGAGGACCAACTAGGATTGCCGTACACTACATATAGATTTTGCATTACCATTAATGGACTAGCATTAATACGAACAGCCATTTCTAATGCGATACAAGCATTACCAAAATTTTGAGGACCTCTAAAGTTATCAGGCACTAAACTGGATTCATTAAACATTTTTGCTTGCCGTTGTAATAATTCAAAACTTGCTACCGAATTAAAATTAGCGGATACTTCATTTTTCTTTGTTGTGATTTCGTTTGCCATATTGGACCTCCTATGCAACTGTTAATTCTTTAAATGTTGCGTCTACGAATAATTGAATGACTTGACTATGACAAGGGATAAAGCTAGTTACCGCCTCGGCATTATCTATAAATACAGGTGCATCGACTTTAAAATACTTTGTTAAAGCGTTGATAATATCAAGACCTACGTTCATACGAGCCGCATTATTCATGCTGCGATATGGAACGCCTTTATAAGTCGTTTCACAACATTCTTCAATATTGCCATTCACTAACACGTTGAACATTTTAAATCGAGCATATTCAAAGTGGCTGTTGATAGATTGCTCTAACATATCAACTTTCGCTTTGATAAATTCATCCATAAGGAACATGGCTTCATCTAGCTCATTCTTATCATTGGCCAGTTGTTGCTGTTTACGTTCCAATTCCTTAACTCGTTCATCGATAGTTTCAATCAACTCATGCTTATTAAGTTCATCAACGAGTTGAGTACGTTTAGCTTTCATCTCATCGATATCTTTATTAATCGCTTCATAAGAGTTGGTTGTATCGGTATCATCGAGTTCAGACTCTAATAAGAATAGTTGTGCTTGTAGATCCATATATATAGAATCTTCATCAATATCAGGTTGTTCTAGGTTTTCATAAGCCTTAAATTTACGTTCATAGTCTTGTTGTTGTTCTTCAACTTGATTCGTTAAGCCGTCAATTTTAACAGCAACGATTTCCTCTTGCTCGATGTAAGAACGTTTCATGTTTTCTGCACTATCAATTAACTTTTGCCATTCCTCAAGGTTAGTAGCCTTTTGCATGTTAAATGCTTCTTTTAGGCTTTCTCTTTTATCATAAGGATACGGCTGACCACATGTAGGGCAGTTCACATCGTCAAATTCTTGAGTATTAAAAGCATTAAATTCTTCTTTTAACTTTTCAATTCGTTTGTTTTCACGTTCAATATTTTTGCCTGTTTCATAGTTATGATCCACAAGTCTATCTCGCTCTTGTTCAATAGCCTTTAATTGTTTTAATGAAAACTCATATTCACCACGTAAGCGAGTTTTCTCTTTATCATAGTCAGATAATACCTGGTTACGTCTTTCATCGATTGTACGCTTAATATCGCGAATTTTAGACTTAACCTCGGTTTCTTTTAAACCGTTCTTAATAACAGCGGCTTCTTCTTCGAGTTGATTAATACCAGCGTTAAACGTTTCAATATCAGCTTTTAATTTATTTTTATCTGACTGCACCTCCGGTTTATTACGAATGGCTTCATCGATTCGTACCGGTATCATATCAAGTTCCTTGTTGATGACTGTTTTTTTAGCAGCCACTATTTTTTTTTGCTCTTCAACAGTACGGCCGTTAAGAATGGATAATAATTTTCGTAGTTCGCCATGATTGCGAATTACAGTTTCATCATCAACATTACCGCACATTTCAAGCAGTAGTTTTCGGCGATTTTGCCAACTGTACTGCTCATTGAAATATAAAGGGTTAGTAATAAGTTTAAATACATCATCACTAATTAGGTTGTTGATATAAGCCTTATATTCTTTTTCTTTAACAGGTACATCATTAATGAAATAATCGGTAGTATGGCCTGTGAGTTTTGTATCACCACCACGAGGGTTACTATACTTTTCACGATATACACGCTTTAACGTAAATTGTGTTCCATCATCGTTACTGAACTCACCTTCAACTTCATGATTAACTTTGTGAATTGGTTCGCCATTAACGAGAGTTTTAATTTCAAAGTCGCTACGGTCTAGGCTGTCTTTACCAAACAACAGCCAGCACATACTGTCGAATACCGTTGTTTTCCCTGTCGCATTATCACCAAAGATGATTTTGTTTTCTCCGTCAAACTCAAAACTAGATTGACGAATGCTTTTAAAATTAGTAAGCGATAGCTTTAATAGTTTCATTTCTTATCTCCTTTAACTCACATGTGCTTCTATATCAACTGTATGGGGCTGTATCTTTAACTGATTAGCCCATTTCATAACAGCTGTATTAATTTGTTCATTTTCTGATACTCGCTTATTAGCAAATAGCTTTGCTTGAACGAGTTTAGAAAATTTGTTTTTACCATTCTTATTAAGTTCAAGGCAGGCAACAGGTTTCATATTGTCATCTGTTACTACAATAGCAACGGATCCTTTCATCACTCTATCCTTATATGAACCAACACAATTATTTAATGATTTACCAACATTTAATAGGTCGGCAGCAGTTCTAGGTATCATAAAGTGCATACCATCGATATCTGCATTGAGTTTTTCAATCATAGGTAGATTTACATCACCATACTCTTGCTTGTTGTAGACATTCACTAGCAAATCATGAAACTTCTTTAACTTGCACGGTTGACTCCACACCAGCTCCCTATATTTAGGCTTTAAATCTAAATACATGTTTGGTATATCTCTGATTTCAGAATAATCAGCACTTAATAAGTAATTAAGAACACCAGTTTCACCATGTCGGTCGATTAACTTAGACCACATATCCTTAACTAGTTGAGTAGTAACAGCCATTACATCTCTAATGCTTTTAGCGGTTAATACCTTTCCTGTATAAGGGCTTCTATAATGTGGTGAGTTCATTAATTCAACGCTATCAGTCCTATCTAGGGTTAATATAGTTCTGCGAATGTTCTCGTCTTTAAATAGATTTAATACGTTCGTCATATTAACTGCCATGATGTCTGTACTCATAGCTTTTCTTAATGATCTTGAATTTGGGGCGTGATATTGTTTCATTAAAGATTGAACAAAGTTCATACCTTTCTTTGTGTCCTCAAATACACAATCACTAAATGGAATATGACGTTTAAGACAATAGTTATCGCTCCAACGGTTAGTGCTTTCTATTATCTTTGTAATAGATGGCATGTCAGGTGCTGCTATTTTAAAGGCCATGTTAATAAGCATAGTTGAAAAGTAACCGCCCTCTTCGTTAACACTAGGAGAGATATATGCGCCTTTTGATTTAAAGCCGTATGTTTCTTCTAACCGCTTCTCAAATGTAGTTCTTAACGTTTTAAATACGTCATTCAAACGCTTTTTATTTACGCTATGAACAGCATAGGAACTACCTAGATAAGTTAGAACTGGCATAATACCGTGTTCTTCGTAACCATCACCGCGTAGATACGCAACAGATATTTCATGTCGGTTTCTATCACGGTCAATGAATATTGCACATTTTTTCTTAAAGTCATATCGCATAGTTTCACAATATGTCTTTTCTTCGCTTTTCGTACCATTCATAAATAACTGGATACCACGATATTTAATTCTTAAATCAAGAAAATGCTTATAGTTAATCACCTCAATAAACATTGATATTGGGTAAATTTTCTCCTCTCTGTGAGAGGAGAAAACCTTATGCACATCAGGCGACGAGTGAACACCACATTTAGGGCATGTATAGTATTTTGCAGCCGTTGTATAGCCGTTAAAATAGTTATATTTTGTATCCCATTTACCGCCAAACGTATGACCGCAGTCAAAGTGATATATAGTTGTATAGTCGCAACTCCATTGCGTTTCTAAAACGATAGAGTCAAACATTTTAGGAATGTTTATATAGTTTAAATACTCCATACTATATCACCGCCTATTAATCACCAAACATGTCGAATACATCATCGGACTTGTCTTCCTCTTTAGGAGGTTCTTCAACAGCTGGAGCAGGTTTAGGCTCTTTTTTAGCTTTAGTAGATTTTGGTTTTTCTACTGTCTCGCTACTGTCTTTCTTCTGTCCATCTTCTGTCTTTTTACTGTCTTTTTCTACAAGTTTGATAGCATTGAGTATTGTTTGTGATACAGTTTGATTGGTTTCGCAGAAATCGATAGCTCTTTGATATTCGATAGTATTGGCTGGATCTAAAACCATTGCCTTTTGTAGCACCTCGATTTGAGGTGCTACATTATCAACTACTCTTTTAAAATCATTAACGTATGCCATTGTGGTACTCCTATCTCTTATTTCATTAACTCTTTTAATTCCTTAACAATTACATCAGTTAACGCCGTGGATGTAGGTTTAGCTACGCCGTTACTTTGGAAGATTTTAAGGGCTGCCATAGCTCGTTCTTTGTCGCTACCCATCCACGCTTTGAACTCATTCCAAAACTCTTTAGGGTCGAATACTTCGACTTCATCAATAGACAATTCTTCGGTAGGTTGATTAATTTCATTGCCGTCAAAATCTGTAACTGGTAAATCGTCATCGCTAGGCTCGATAGATATGTTTTCAACGATTTCCTTTTCGACTTTAGCACCAGGAGTTGGTTTTTTAGGCCCTTCTACTTCAACTGGTTTTTCTACAACGGCTTCAACTGGTTCAGGTTTAACTTCGTCTTTAGGAGTAGTTACCACCTCAACCACTTTAACCGGTTTTTCTACTTCAACTGGTTCAGGCTTGCCATTCATTAATTCGTTATATTCAGCGATTTTTTTGCAAGATCTTTAGTGCTTTTAAATTCAATAGTAAATTGGTTCATGATTCTGTCTCCTTATATTCATATTCAAAATAAATGCTGTTCTTGTTTGCGTTAATCAGCATGACTATATTGTGATAAGCTGGCGATTTGGAATTATCACCATTTTCATTAATAAACTTAATACGCTTAGTTGGTATATATACCCCTATCCGCGTACGGTGGAATAATTTATGTCTTTGTACCCCCCCAGTGTATCTATCGGCAATAACAGCACACTAGGTTTTCCAAGCTCGATGCAACGTTCTATGATTTTATCCTTTATGCTATATGGTGGGTTAGATATTAAATAATCGAACTCATAATCACGAGTTAAAAAATCTTTTATGCCCCATATAGCTTGTTTGTCATATTCTGTTGTAATTATCTTTGTGAAATTACTTTCAGAAGTATCAAATGGTAATAAAATCCTATCGCCAGCATTCGGTGGGAATACCTTTAACATTGTTCTGACTACATAAGCCGGTGTATACCATTCGTCAGAATAACTGTTATTTATAAGGGCCTGTTTAGTTGCCATTTTTCAATGCAGCTACTTCTTTAGTTAACGCTTCAACGAGCTTTTCAAGTTGGCTAATACGAGCATTTTCGCCTTTGGCTTCCGCTACATAGTCGCTTCCTTTACCGACTTTAAAAGCGATATTTGCAGTAAATTGCTTTTCAGCTCCTAAACTCATACCTATTCCGAACATAGTTCTTTCATTAGGGCGGTAGAAAGCGCCTAACGCAACCGCATTGGAATTGCGATAATGACCGTAGCTAACAGCGTAGGACGCTTTATCATCCTTATTAAAATCAAGAGGGTGAAGACCAGCGAGTGCTGCAGAACTAGCCCCTAATTTGTTCAAACGTTGATTTGTCGCATTAATTTCGTTTAAACCTGCTTGACTTTGTGCTTTAAGTTGACGCATGTTAACTGCATCGGTATCTGCTACACCGTCCGCTACATCGTGAATTTGTTGATTGCCAGCAGTAATATTTTGAGTTGTGAACTCAATATGTTTGCCGTTGCTATCAGCAACCATTCCATCCATATTGAATTGAGCATTATCTAAATTGTCTGTGTTTTCTACTTTGAAGCCATTAGCTCCATATTCGGAGTTAATTTCTCCATTAAATACATGGCTACCATTCTTGCCAATATAGTTATGTTGTGGATCATTAACAGTGCCAAATTGAACGGAATTCATGTTAACCAGGTCTTTATTCACATGAACCGCGAACTCTTTACCACCATCAATATTTGTTGATTGTGTAACAGTTGTATTTGTTCCTTCGGCAACGGTAGTAAATTTAAGAGCGTTAATCACTGCATTTAGTTGAGAGCCGTTGATTGCGTCTGTTGATGTACCATCTACTCTACCTGCTGCCACATTGGTTAGTGTTCTCTTATAGTTTTGAACACCACCATTACCAGCTTTATTATTAGCGCCAATAGATACCGTACTGTTAGCTACTCCCCCTGCAAAGTCATATTTTTCACCGTTGATGAAAATGTGGTCTGTGGAAATAACTTCTTCAGTAGTAGCGTTGGTACCTAACGCTACAGAATTTTGCACATCGGCTACAGTATTATTACCGAGGGCCAAACTATCTACTGCTACTGCTTGGCTATGAGAACCTACAACAGTTGCCCCTTGATTTTTAGTTTTGTTATTTGAGCCAAAGGTTAGCTGTTCTTTAGAATTATCAAGCACTTGGTTACTATAACCAACTACTGCGCCTTGCCCACTTTTTACTTCGCCATTGTTAGAGCCGACTACCGTCGCATTTTCAGCGTTAACGGTATTAGTTCTACCTAATACCACTGTTGACTCGCCGTTTGCATATGCACCATTACCGATAGCAATAGTGTTATATGCAGCAGTACGAGCTTGACTGCCGATGGCTACTGTATATTCAACAGTAGCTTCCGCATGTGCTCCATAAGCGAAACTATCACGGCCTAACGCTTTACTATCATTACCACCGGCGAACGAATTCGTGCCAGCTGCGATATTGTTTTCACCAAACGCCACCGCATTATTCCCTTTAATAGTATTTTGATACCCTACAACACCTGCACTTTTAACACCAGTTTCTACAACGTTATCAGTACCACCTACAAAGTTATTGTCAGCAGCTAATACGTTAACTGCTAATGCACTTATTGCTAAAGTTGTTACCATTACTTTTTTATTTGTGTTCATTGTTAATCTCCTGTGATATAATCAAATTGGTTAATATTTAACTTTGGACGTTCTACTAATGCCAGTTAGTGGAC